TTATGATTTCCTGAACATATCTCCTTTTCCAAGTAGTAACCAGTCTGATGATACATTGAAATCTTTAATCAGGGGAACTAACCATGATACTTGAAAGTGCCCTTTATTATAATCTCTTTTTTGGGCATAGAAATTTGACTTGTCAATACCATATAGTCGACAGTATGTCCCTTTTGCCTTTAATTTCTTCATGGCGATAAGCGCATCAATCGCTGCAAAAAAGCGACTGATTATAGCAATCGTATCATCCGTATATACTCTGGTTCTACTCATTGTTGTTGTTTTCTGTATTTCCTTTGTTTAGTCTCAATCCCGTTTTAGCATTGAGAGGGGAAACGACTTTTTTTCCGGTTTCTTCTTCCAGTTTTAATCGTGCTTCTCGTGCAATGTTCCCGCCACGACGTGCAACGTCTATGTGTTCGTTGAATGTTTCAGGGTCGGAAGTCTCTGATATCTGTTTGGTAGATAGTTCTGCAAGCATATTGAGTACAAGTTCCGTGTTAGTCATATTATCTCGGAGATTCTCTTTTTTCAGCCCTTTGAACTTCTTATATTCTTTAGATGTCTTTCCGGCCCATGTTTGATAGATGATGTCTGTCAATGTGGCGAATTGTACACCTTCCTGCAAACCGTGTCGCTTCCATTCGTCGGTCAAGTCTTTGCGTATCTCAATACTTTTAAGACGTTGGTTAATCCAATTGTCGGAATATCCCAGTGCTTTATACTCCATCATAGCCCGATTAATAGTTAGCTCCGGGTCCTGCATTTCGTCCAAGCGTTCTTTGGCTACTTGAGCAATCCAAAGTTTGAAAGGTTCAGCTTTGGGCGAAGGTATCGACTGGATGAGACGAAACAGTTGCTGTGTTGTTGCTACATCTGTTTTATATAATTTTCCATCGGAAGCAGGTAGTTTCAGTTGTCCGATTTCTTCGGACAACTGACTTCCTTCGGCTTTTAATTTTCGTTTTAAGTCTCCCCAGTATTTACGAGGACGGTCACTACCTGTTAATATCTCTATGACATCGACAATAGAAAAATACCATTCTTCAGTTTCGTCATCCCAAACGGTACGGACTTTTTTTTCTTCGAATATTTTGATAGTCTCTTTCTTTGTCATATCTGAAATCTTATATATTGCAGATCGCTTTTAAGGCGCTCTAAAGAACTTACATCTTCTCCGGCAATAACAGCCCGGTCGATAGCCTTACTAATTGTGGTGATACCGTCGGATAACGCGACATCATCTTTATGTCCTGTTGCTGTATATGCGGCAAAGGAACTTTTTAGTAAGTCGATTGTGTAGCGATTGTAGTCCATGTGGAATTTATTTTTTGTCATAAAATGAGATAATATCTTTTAGTTGTTGGGAGTAGTTAAATATGTCATCCAAACACTTGATTTCATGTTTTGTCTCTTTTTTGTTTTCATCGAAAGTCGCAATGTATTTTTTGGTTAGTCCATTGAAGTACATTCGACAGATAGGTTTTCTGTTGTTATCATCAAGTAATACTGCAAAATAAGTTTGTGCGTCCCGATATACCACTCTTGAAATATCAATAAATGGTCGAAGGATTGATTTTACAATAATATAGCTTTCTATTTCTTCTTCAGTGGTTATTATTTTATTGTCACTACCATCTTCTGTGGCTTGTTCTACGTTGGATGGAACACTCTTTTCTTGAG